AGATTTATACATGTCCTTTTTCTTGTGTACTTCTGGTCCTAAAAAGAGGTTTAGGGGAAATACAACTGGAAAGTTAAGGCAGTATAAAATGTCCGTGGCTGACCGTGTGCAAAATCAGTTTAACACTGACTACCATGGTGGGTAGTAGCATTATTACTAATTAAATAACACACTTATCACATGAAAAGAAACATCAGAATATTCACATCCGTTTCAGAATGGATTATTCGATGGTACTTACCACATGATTGGCGTCCAATTGCAAAGTCAACACTCATTGAGTGGATTAAATATATCACCACCCAAATCAACTCTCGTGGGATGAAAGATAGTATTGCCTTATTTAAAGCGATACGCTTACATTACACGAGATATCTTTGTGGTGAGCCTTTGCACACACCGGCCCATAAAAGCTTGGGTCTAAGAGCAAATGGTCTTCCAAGAAGACTTGGCTTTCTAGACACCTAGCTAGTTGACAAATGGGGAGTTAGATGGTTGATGACGTTATTGACTCTGTCTAGAGGTTTTACCCTCTCTGACAAGAATCCTGACGTAACATCCATCACCGATCCTTGGAAAGGACACATATCAAAGGCATTAGCCAATGATATGTTGAAAGTCCTAGGATTGGTTAACATCCCTACCATCAACACTTTATGGACACGACCATAGGTTAGTTCCAAAGCAGGACCTCACGGCCATGCTATGGATACCAGTTAGGCTGCACTGACTATGCTACCTGATTGGCTCAGAGCGGACATATATACCTTAGGGGGTGAAACCCTTAAAGCCTATATGGAAACCCTGTCAGCCTATGATGATTCTATCCTCCTTGGTCTACATCGAGGGACCCAAACGTAGCGTAAAACACTACGTCGAGTCTCAATGATTGACGACAAAGAGGGTAAAATCCGTGTGATTGCTATCCTCGATTATTGGTCTCAAAATGCTTTATCAGGTCTTCATGATTCCGTTATGAAATCACTTACGACCTTCAAAGCAGATTGTACCTTTAACCAGGGTAAACGCTTATATGCCCTTACACCGAGCCCAAAATTTTACAGTTTGGACTAGAGTGCAGCCACTGATCGTTTTCCCTAGGAGTTTCAACAGCTAGTGCTGAAAGAACTAATAGGTCAAGCGAAAAGTGAAGCTTGGGCAAGAATACTAACCAAATTAGATTTTAGCCCTTCATGGAATAACTCAGTATCATAGAAATATGGCGCTGGGCAACCAATGGGAGCTAGAAGCAGTTGGGCAGTATTCTCACTATGTCATCACTAGGTGGTTCAAATCTCAGCGATGAGAAATGGCAGCACCTTACCCTTTAAATCATATGCTTTATTGGGGGATGACGTCGTGATTTGCGATAGTGGTGTTGTCAAACACTACATGGCAATAATGGACGAGCTAGGCGTAGAAATCAGTGAATCAAAAACTCATACATCTGCAACGATGTTTGAGTTCGCGAAACGCTGGATCTACGAAGGCGCAGAGGTCACTTCCGCGGGTGTATCTAGCTAGTAGAAAGCTGAGTCAGATCTAACATCTGTCCTTAACTTTATACGAAACTAGAACACTCGCTGGGGTGATACCCTGATCCCAACTCCAGGACAAATCCGTGATTTACTCATCGCATGTGGTGTTAAACCCAGAAAAGTTCGACTGGGCGCCACAAGACTTTAT